AAATCCTCAAGGGAAGATTGGGAAAAAACCTACACTGACGGCTTAAAATATCTTGGTATGAAGTTTGATGATGAAAGATCTGAGCCCTTTGAAGGTGCATCTGGTGTGATTCACCCCTTATTAGGTGAAGCTGTTACTACTTTTCAAGCGCAAGCTTATAAAGAGCTCTTACCCTCTGGCGGCCCTGTAAAAACACAGGTCATTGGTGCCTATGATGGTGCTGTTGAAGAACAAGCACAAAGAGTCAAAGAATTTATGAATTATCAGATTGTTCATGTGATGGAAGAATTTGATGAAGAGTTAGATCAAATGCTGTTTTACCTGCCATTAGCAGGATCTGCATTTAAAAAAGTTTATTATGATGAAGGATTAGGCAGGGCAGTTTCTAAATTTGTAGCTCCAGAAGATTTGATAGTTCCTTATTTTACTACGGACTTAGAAACTTGCCCTCGCATCACCAATGTAGTCAAAATGCCCGAAAATGAGGTTAAAAAACTACAAGCTCTAGGTTTTTATAGGAAAATTGACATACAAACAGGTGATGAAGATGCTGTTACCTCTGATGCTAAAGAGGAAATAAACAAATTATCTGGTTTAGAGCCATCATACGATACAGGTGAGGTATCTTTATTGTATGAAGTGCACTGTAACCTTGAAATAGATGGATTCGAAGATCTAGATGCGGATGGCATGCCAACAGGTGTGAAATTACCTTATATTGTCACCATTGATGCTAATTCACGTGAGATTCTGTCAGTGCGTAGAAATTTTGTAGAGAATGACCCCCTCAAAAACAAGGTTGAATACTTCGTACATTTTAAGTTTCTGCCTGGTTTAGGTTTTTATGGCTTTGGTTTAACACATATGATAGGGGGTTTGTCCAAGGCATCAACTTCCATTCTGCGTCAGCTAATAGATGCAGGTACGTTAGCTAATTTACCCGCAGGTTTCAAAACTCGTGGTATTAGAATTAGAGATGAAGACACTCCAATACAGCCAGGAGAGTTTAGAGATGTAGATGCGCCTGGTGGTTCATTAAGAGAATCCATACAACCATTACCTTTCAAAGAACCAAGTGGCACATTGTTAAATTTACTTGGTATATTAGTAGATGGTGGTAAAAAGTTTGCTTCGATTGCAGAAATTAACACAGGACAAGGTAATCCAAATGCTCCTGTAGGCACAACGTTAGCGTTATTAGAGCGTTCAACTAAAGTTTTATCAGCCATACACAAAAGATTACATAATTCACAGAAAAAAGAGTTCAAATTACTTGCTCAAGTATTTCAAGAATACCTGCCGCAAGATTATCCGTATGCCATAGCTGGTGGACAAGCAAATATAAAACTTGCTGATTTTGATGAAAGAGTAGATATTTTCCCAGTTTCAAACCCAGATATATTCAGTCAATCACAAAGAATAGCTATGGCACAAGAAATGATGCAATTAGTGCAATCTAATCCAGAGGTGCACGGGCCTAATGGTATTTACGAATCTTATAAAAGAATGTACGCAGCTATAGGTGTAGATAATATTGATAAAATTCTTACTCCGCCACCGCCTACAGATCCCAAACCCTTAGAGGCAGGTTTTGAAAACAATAAACTCTTATTAGGACAACAAGCACAAGCATTTCCACAACAAAATCATGATGCACATATAGCATCGCACATTGCTTTGTTACAAACTCCACCTGTGCAAATGAACGCACAAGTGCAAGCCTTAATACATTCACATATCATGCAACATCTACAGATGAAAGCCGATGCTCTTGGTGAACAACAAATGCCTCCAGAATTGCAACAACAATTTCAACAATTACAACAGCAAGCGCAACAAGCATCTCCTGCAGAAGCTGAACAACTTGTTATGCAGGCAGGCGACTTACTGGCACAATTCTCAGCACCAATTATGGCTGAACTAATAGCTGAATACAGCAAACAGGTTGAAAATCCAAATGACGAAGATCCGTTAGTTGCTATAAGAAAACAAGAACTTGCTCTCAAAGGACAGGAACTTTCTATGGAGCAACAACAATTTTTACAAGAAGAACAACGTAAGGCGCAAGAAGCACAAATGCGTGCTCGGGTAGATCGTGAAAGAATTGAAGCACAGGAAGATATTGCAGATTTACGTGATGACACAGCTCGTGCAAGGCTTGAACAACAGGCCCGTTTTAAAATGTTAGATTTGCAAAATAGAAAATAAGACTTGCAAAAATAAAAATAGAGCCACATAATTAGGCACATGATAAAAAGAACAGAGATAAATCAACAGAAAACCCCCACACCTTTAAAGAATAAAAATCCTTATAGTAATAAGGGTAGTGTTTCTTTGAAGTCTGATGCTGGCTCTTTTGATGCAAACACCAAACCAAAACCAGGTATGGGCAAAGGCAAAGCTAGAGGTATGGGAGCTGCAGAATTTGGCGGCAAGTTTTCTGGTGTTTATTAATGTCTGATACTTGGTTAAGTAAAAAGTTTTTAAAAGAACTCAAACTAAGAAGAGAAGACATTACTGATACCATGCTCGGAGGGTGCAAAGATCATGCACAATACGAGTTTCTGCGTGGGCGTTACAGTTCTCTCGCTGATGCAGAAAATATATTTAGAGAGCTGCTCGGAAGGGTAATAAAAGATGACATCAAAGATACAGGTTCCTGATCATATAGCAAAAGAGATCGAAGCCGAACAGGCGCAAGCAGAAGAAGTAAAACAAGAAGAGGATAATCAAGAATTGCCATACGTGTCACAGGAAGCACGTGTGCTTGATCCAACACTGCTCGACAAATCAATTTTAGAACGTATGCCACAACCAACAGGTTGGCGTATTTTAATACTGCCGTACAAAGGTAAAGGTGTTACTGATGGCGGAATACATTTAGTGCAACAAACCTTAGACAGAGAATCACTGGCTACGGTTGTAGGGTACGTTGTGAAGATGGGGCCTGACTGTTATAAGGATGCAAGTAAGTTTGCAGAACCTTGGTGTCAGGAAAAACAATGGGTATTAATTGGCAGGTATGCTGGTGCACGCTTTAAGCTCGGTGATGAATCTGAGTGTCGTATTATCAACGATGACGAAGTTATTGCAACTATACTTGATCCAGACGATATTCTTGCAGTTTAGGAGAAAAGATGGCAGAAGAAAATACACAAGCAGTTGAAGAAACTGCGATTGAAGAGGGAGAAGTAGTTGAGCTTGAACCTGTAGAAGAAGCAACACAAGGTACAGAAGCACCTGTAGAATCTGAAGATGCAGAAGCCGAGGCAGTAATAGAGGATGTCTCTGATACAGAAGAAACAAAAAAGAAAGATCAACACGAGGATTATTCAGAGAAAGTACAAAAAAGAATTGGTACTCTTACCAGAAAATTAAGGGAGGCTGAAAGAGGACGTGATTCTGCTTATGAGTATGCAAAAAGCACAGCTCAAGAGAATCAAATGTTGAAACAAAAAACTTCAACACTTGATAGGTCTTTTCTTACTGAAGCTGAAAGTAGGTTGAAAGCACAGAAAACACAAGCTATGACAGCTTTGAAACATGCAAATGAGAACCAAGATTACGAAAAAGTAGCAAAAGCGCAAGATGTATTAGCTAAAATTGCAGTAGAGGAATCAAGGGTAAATGCTTCTAAAGTAGCACTTGATCAAGAAGCAACTGTTGCAAATTTACAACAAAATGTCCAACAACCACAACCACAGTATCAACCACCACCAAAACTTGACGCAAAGCAAGAAGCTTGGGTTGAAAAGAATACATGGTTTGGTGAAGATGAGATTATGACACTAGCTGCATTTTCCATTGACCAAAAATTAATTCAGGAAGGTTATGATCCAAAGACTGATGAATACTACAATGAAGTCGATAGAATGATGAGATCAGAGTTTCCGCACAAGTTTGAAGAGTCTTCTGTAAAGACGAAGCCTCAACAAAAGGTGGCTTCGGCAGGCAGAGTTGCTGGTAATACAGGCTCAAAAAGACAGGTAAAGCTGTCTCCTGCAGAAGTACAAATGGCAAAAAAACTCAACGTACCCTTAACAGAGTACGCAAAATATGTTAAAAGGTAATAGTTATGACAGAAGATAACAAAGATTTAAACAGAACTCCACGTTCTGCTGACACTCGAGCTAACAAAGAAGCTCGCAAAGTATGGAGCCCACCATCTAGGTTGGATGCTCCTGCGGCACCTGAGGGTTATACTCACAGGTGGATTAGAGCCGAGACTCTAGGTGTAGAGGATCGCAGTAATATTTCTGATAGATTAAGTGAGGGATTTGAACTCGTAAGATCTGAAGAAATTAGTGCTGAAGATTTAAAAAAATACACCGTTATGGACGAAGGGCAACATGCAGGAGTTGTAAAACGAGGTGGTTTGCTTTTGGCTAGGATTCCTAATGAAACACGTGAAGAGAGAAACTCCTACTTCGCTGCACGTGCACAAACTCAGCAAGATGCTGTTGACAATGATCTAATGAAGGAATCAGATCCAAACTCCCCGATTTTAAAACCGAGGAGAGAAAGCAAAACAACATTTGGCGGTGGTCAACGCAGTTGATCGCTTAAACATATATTAAATATATAAGGTGACTTATTATGGCTAACAAAAATGCCCCCTTTGGAGCAAGACTTGTAGGCAAATTAGGTTCTGGTGTACTCAGTAATGGGTTAACAGAATACAAAATTGCTTCTGGTGCTTCTGGGAATATTTTTTCTGGCGATTTAGTTAAAATGACCAATGCAGGTACTATATTAGTATCAGCAGCTGGTGATGAATCCTTAGGTGTATTTAGAGGTTGTAAATTTACAGATTCAAATGGAGATGTAGTTTTTAAATCTCATTACCCTGATGGTACTGTATCGTCTGATATTGTAGCGTTTGTTCATGATGACCCTGATGCTGTATTTGAAATCCAAAGTGCTGGTTCTCCAGCGCAGACCGATGTTGGACTCAATGCAGATATTTCATATACGTCTGGCTCTCTAAAAACTGGAATGTCAGCAGTTGAATTATCTGGTACTACAGCAGCAACATCTGCCACTTTCAGAATCATGGGATTCTCAAGTGATCCAGATAACAGCACAACAGGTTCAGCTAACGTAAACGTTATAGTTAAGTTTAATGAGCATTTCTATATCGACCCAACAGGAGTATAATTAAATGGCAATTAATAGAGCGCAATTAGCGAAAGAATTAGAGCCAGGTCTTAATGCTTTGTTCGGTATGGAATATGCCAGATACGAAGCTCAACATTTAGAAATTTTCGATTCCGAAACTTCTGATAGAGCGTTTGAAGAAGAAACTCTAATTGTAGGGTTTGGTAATGCAGAGGTAAAATCAGAAGGTAGTGGTGTCAGATTTGACAGTGCTAACGAAGGATATACTTCACGTTATACCCACGAAACAGTGGCTTTAGCTTTCGCACTTACTGAAGAGGCAATCGAGGATAATCTTTATGATAGACTCGGTGCAAGATATACCAAAGCACTAGCTAGATCTATGGCTAATACTAAACAAATCAAAGCTGCAGCTGTATTGAACAATGCGTTCTCAACAGTTGGTGGAGATGGTAAAGTATTAATCGCAACAGATCACCCGCTAGGTGGCGGAGGTTCACTAGCAAACAGGGCTGCTACTATGGCAGACTTAAATGAGACTTCACTTGAAGATGCATTAATTAGTATTTCTACATTTACCGATGATAGAGGTCTAAACATTGCACTTAGAGGTATGAAACTCATTGTTCCACCACAGTTGGTGTTTGTCGCTGACAGATTACTACAATCTCCAGGGAGAGTAGGCACATCTGACAATGATGTTAACGCTATCAACAACACTGGAATGATCCCTGATGGTTATGTCGTAAACAACTATCTAACAGATACAGATGCTTTCTTCTTGAAAACAGACTGTCCTGATGGATTTAAGTATTTTGAGAGATCTCCAATGCAAACTGCATTAGAAGGTGACTTTGATACAGGTAATATGCGATATAAAGCTAGAGAGCGTTACAGCTTTGGATATTCAAACTTTAGAGCCGTTTTCGGTTCTCAAGGAGCGTAAAGGAACGATTTATTGTAGCGTTTCTAACTCATCTACAATTTTCTAAGGGAGCTTCGGCTCCCTTTTTTGTTGCAGAGCAAATAATTTAGGTATAGAATTTAAAAGGTTATTAAATTAATTAGCTTGATGAGGGCCGCAAGGTTTCCATTAATACAATTTACAGGAGTTCATAATGGCTAATCCACATTTTCAAAACTTAATACTTTGGGCAGGTAACAATGTTGCTACTAAGCATAAAAAAGACCTACCAATGTTTGTTCCTTATCCATCTGATCAAACCTATTATATGTATCACAATGATTTCTTTACATATAATTCTGGTGATTGGACGGTAACTACAACTGAAGCTGGCACAGGTAGTGCATCTGAAGCAATTACCTCTGGAGCTGGTGGGCATTTATTGCTGACTAATGCTGCAGGTGACAATGACTTAGATTTTTTACAGCTTAAAGGCGAAGCTTTCAAACTAAGCACAAGTAAAAGAGCTTACTTTTCTGCAAGATTTAAAGTTAGTGATGTAGACCAATCAGATTTTGTGATCGGACTTGGTATAACAGATACCACACCACTTGATACAACAGATGGCGTGTTCTTTATTTCCGCAGATGGTGATGCAGGTCTTGATTTCTTAGTTGAAAAAGATAATACAAACACTTCTACAGAAGATGTTGCAACTATGGCAGATGATACTTTCATAACAGTATCATTCTTTTTAGATCCAGATAGATCTTCACAAGTATATTACTCTGTCAATAACGCTGATCCAGTTGGTGTAACAAACGCTAACTTACCTGATGATGAAGAGCTTACAGTATCATTTGGTATCCAAAATGGAGAAGCCGCTGCAAAAACAATGACTATTGATTATGTTGTTGCTGCAGTCGAAAGATAGGAGTAAGGAATGGCAGATACAGTAACATCGCAAACTATCCAAGATACGGATAGAGTTGCAATACTGAAATTTACAAACGAGTCAGATGGTACAGGCGAATCTAGTGTTAAAAAAGTAGATGTCTCTGCGTTGGCCTCCAACAGCGTTGGAGAAGCTTGTACCAGCGTCTCTATTGCTCGTATCTACTGGGCAACCAGAGGTATGGGTGTAGATATTGAATTTGATGCCTCAACTAACGTTTTAGCTATACCATTACCTGCTGACAGTACAGGCGATGAATACTATGACGATAGATTTAGTGGCATCCCAAACAATGCAGGCTCGGGTGTAACTGGAGATATAGACTTTACAACTGTAGGACACTCTAGCGGTGATGCGTATTCAATCATCTTAGTTTTGAACAAAAACTATTAATGAATGGCTACCAGAAGAAAAGCTAAACAAATACGCAGGACTACTGGTAAAGGTGGTAATTACCGCCCTACTAAAAAAGGGGCGGGAATGACCCGTAAAGGTATCAGAGCATACCGTAAAAAAAATCCAGGATCTAAACTCAAAGGTGCAGTGACTGGTAAGGTAAAAAAAGGTAGCAAAGCTGCAAAAAGACGTAAATCCTATTGTGCTAGATCACTAGGTCAACTCAAACGCAGTTCTGCAAAAACAAGAAATAACCCTAATTCAAGAATTAGGCAAGCAAGAAGAAGATGGAAGTGTTAAATGGCTAAAAAAGCAAAAAGTGGCGGTAAAATCTGTCCTGCAGGTAAAGCCTGGGCAAAAAGAACTTTTGATACATACCCTTCAGCATACGCCAATATGGCCGCATCAAAATACTGCAAAGATCCTAACTATGCAAAAGGCAGTAAGAAAAGAAAAAAGAAAGCAAAAGGTGGATTTGTAAGCATACGAGGCCAAGGTGCTGTGATGTCAAATAGATTAAGATAATGGGACAGCTTAAGCAGTGGCGAGAACAAAATTGGGTACGTATAGGTACAGATGGCGCTATAAAAGGCAAATGTGGCACCAGTAAAAACAAAAAAAATCCAGATCGCTGTCTTCCTGCAGCAAAAGCCAGAAGTTTATCAAAAGCTGAAAGAGCAAAAACTGCACGAAAAAAGAAAAGTGCGGGTGCGAAAGGTAAAACTGTGGTAGCAAACACAAAAAAAGCTAGAGTTTCTATGAGTACGGGAGGTACTACAATGTTGAAAAACAGAAAAAAAGCAGATCTTAATAAAGATGGTAAATTATCTTCATATGAGATGAAAAGAGGTATGGCTATAGAAAAA